AATATCTATCATTAAGCCCAAGTGTTGGTATATTTATATACATTTTTCTTGTATTATTCATAAATGCTTCTGCAATTCTTGTATCTAAAGTCGTAAAAGATAGGGTGGAGGGTTTTCTACCTCTTCGTTGAACTTCTTTTATGGCTTTTTCCATAGCCACTTGAACATCTTCAATAGATTCGTCTAAGATGACATGTCCATATACACCAGAGCCGCCACCTTCGACTTGCTGTTGTGTTATAATTTCATCAGTATCTTCAAAAACGGCTCTTATAACGTTTCCTTCATCTGATATTCCACCTACAACGAAACACTTATTATGATAATCTTCCAAAGTTGTCTCATATTTTACATCACTAAAATCTAAATAATCTCCACCAACTTGACTTTCGTCTATTTTTAAACTAGTCGGTTGTACTTCAACTTCATCACCGAAAAATAATTGCTTGTTACCGTCTATAAACCATTTATATGAAGATTTTTCTGCAAGTTCATCGAGAATATCTTTAACACTCATAGTATAAACATCGTATTCTGTCAGGAAAGCCCCTTGTTGAACTATTCCTGCTGTAATACCTTCTTGTGCAAGTAAATTTTCTGCTAACAACTGATTAACTATTTCACCTGCATATTTCATGTTCCAACTACCATTAATAGTTCTTCTTTGTGGAATATTACTATATCCGTAGACACTTATTTGAATTTCAACCCATTTATCTTGTCCTAGCCCAGGTTCTATTTTTGTATAAGTTGTAGTGTGTATAATCCCCTTAAACCAAGGTAAAATATGAATTTCTTGTCCTGGTTGTGGAAAAAAACCTGAATTATCATCATAAGGCTTTACTAATGTAATGTTACCATCTGATTTTCCGTCTGGCTGAAGGTTTAAAGACAGGGAGTTTGTTTTATAATAATTTGTTCTGTCTACACCTTTAATTAGAATTTGCATATTTTTTGCACCCCCTTGTTTTGAGGTATTTCGTTTAGGTAATATAAGAAAAGATACAGTGTATTTGCAAGTTTTTTTGTTAAATAAAAAAGCACCCTTTTTTTTTTGGGTGCTTAAATGTATTAAATTCCTCTTAATTTCAACTCCCTTATAATATCATTCGCCAGTTTCTTTGCATCGTTTTGACTACCAATATTATTTCCTGTTATATGAATATCTATTTTTTTATCAATCCAAGTATTTATTTTTTGTTCTGTCATCACAGCACGTTCTGCTTCTCTTTGTGCGATATCATATTTTTGTCCGTAAAGTGCTTGATATTGAGCCAATTGTGTATCTGACATTTGAGCCAATGCACGAATATAATCAACTTGTTGTGGCCCCATTGCACGCAATTCATTTAGAAATACTTCACTTACGCCTCGATTTTGAAGCGTTGTTAAAGCATTTGTCCAATCTGTCATTGCTTTTACTTGTGCTTTAAGACGATTTAGCAAACGCTCTGGACTTATTGTTTTTCTTTCAAATTTATCAAATAAACTTAATGAATTTCGAAATGCATCTGTTTGTTGTCTTATTGAATCAACAAGGCTTTTTACACTATCTCTTAATTTATCAATTCCATCTTTTGCTTTTTCTGCTGTTTCTCCGATTCCAGAAAATGTCATATCCAAATTATCAAATGCACTTAAATCGGGCATTTCTGGTTGTGGAATAGTTGGAACATCTGGTTTTTTACCTTTAGTTGTTGTAAACGAAAAAGGTAATTCTGCTTTTTCTCCACCACGCCAGGAGTTCGCTATTTTATTCAGTTCATTTCTTGTTTGCTGTATCAGTTTGGATGGAGTATACGCTTGAAAATCTAATTCTAGTAAACCAACTTTTTTCCAACCAAATTTGTCTGCTACCCAGTTCCAACCTTTAAGTAATCCATTTATCATATTTTGGAATCCAGTTGCAATATTTACGAATATCTTATCTAATAAAATTTCACTTAATTTTTGAAAACTTAATAACATATTATCTACAAGATTTAACGCTACAACTATAATAGCACCAACCGCCGTTTTTATTATGTTTTTTGCATGTTCCCACATTGCTTTCCAATCACCTGTAAGTAATGCTCCTAAAAATCCGAATAGTTCTGCGAAAATATCCATGATTGCTGTAACAACAACTACAATAGAATCCCACGCATTTCTTAAGTGTCCAATAAAAATTTCTATATTTCCTTTAAAAATTTTAATAATAAAATCAAAAACATTTTTAAAAATAGGGGCTAAAAAACCAAAAACTGTTTTAATAAATTGTATTAAATTGCCAAGGAATGTTTTAAACGACTCCCATGCCTTTTGAATTGCATTTCTAACATTTTCGTTAGTTTTATATAGATAAATTAGCACTCCAACAATAGCAAGTATTGCCGCAACAATCGGATGGGCTGCTAATAAACTAAATACTTTAGATAAACCTGTAAATCCTACTTTTAATGCACTTAATGCAGGCGATAGCATAGAAAATGCACCCATTAGTTTACTAACCACTAAAAGGACTGGTCCAATGGACGCAACAATAAGTGCAAAAGTTGCGATTTGTTTTTTCGTACCATCATCAAGATTTTTAAACCAATTTATTAAATTACTTAACTTATCTGTTAAACTCACCATTTTTTCTTTTAACACATCGAAAATGGGTTTAGAAAATTCACCTGCTAATTCCATAAAAGTATCTTTTAATGTAGATAATCTTCCAGAGAAATTTTTCGAAGCACTTTCCATACCATTAAAAAATCTACCGCCTTCTGAAGTAGCCGCTTTGAACGCAGCAGTAACCATATCAGCAGAAATCCCGCCTTTTTCCATGATTTCTCTTAGTTCGCCAATACTTTTTCCTGTCTTCTCTGATATAACTTGAAGAGGATTGAAACCTGCGTTCACCATCTGTAACAAGTCTTGTCCCGTAAGTTTTCCAGCACTTTGCACTTGTGCAAAAGCAAGAGTTAAACTTTCAAACTTTTGTTTATTTCCAAGGGATACATCACCCAACATCTTTAAAGTAGGCATAATACTTTCTGCACTTTGTCCAAACGACAATAAAGTTTGGGCACCACTCTGTAAATCAGCCATTCCAAATGGAGTTTTTGAAGCCATGTTTTGAAGGTTTGATACCATGCTTTGTGCTTTATCTGTACTACCTAAAAGTGTAGTAAAGTTTGTAACAGCATCTTCCATCGTACTGTTAAATTTTATTCCTACACCAATACCTGTCATAATTGGTGTTGTTACATACTTTGTCATTTCTTTTCCTATGCTTTCCATGCTCTTAGATGCTTTTTCTGCTTTCTTACTCATGTCTTCCATCTTTTTACCTAAATCATCTATCTTTTTACTTGCAGAAGAAAATGTATTAGATAATGAATTAAAATTTTTCTTTATACTTTCAAGTATAGATACCGCTTTTCTCATAGACGCTTCGTATCGTGAAATATCTGCTTGTAATCTGACTTCTAAACTTGCTACTTGTGCCATTTTTTCTACACCCCCTTTATTAAATAGGTTTTAAACATAATAAAGAAAGATAGTTTTTAATTTCAAATAAAAAAAATAGGGGAGTGGTATCCCATCATAAAAATGAGTGGTATTTTACCAAACTCCTTCTTAGGGAGTGGTTTACCAACTCCCTTTTTTTGCTGCACTCATATTTCTTTGCTTTTTCTGTTCTTCTTCCATTTTCTTTTTGTATTCTTCTTGTGTCTGTTCTTCGATTTCTTCTTTTATCTCAAAGTATGCTAACCATTCATTAAGTTGTGTCCAAGTTATTTCTCTCAACATTTTATCTACATTTGCATATCCCAGACGCTCTGCTAAAATGTAAGCGAAAAAGCGATTAGAATTTAGTCTAAGTTTTTTTTAGTTTCCTCTATTGAATTTGCATTAAATTCTTCAATCTCTGCGATAATCTTATCAATGACATTTGTATTTTTTTGATAAAGTAGTTCCATATCTGCTTCTGTAAACAGAGGTTTCATATTTTCATCTACGACAGATTTTATAATCAAAAGAATTTTTTGATTTTTTATTGCTAATTCATTTATTGCATCCTCTAAATTTTCATCTGCATTCTTTTTAGAAGATAACTGCTTTGCAGCCATTTTTCTTATATTTACCATATTCATTGTAATATCGTTGTATTCTTTTGCTGAAAGTTGTTTAATCATTATATCGCCACCCCATTCAGAAACAGGAATGACTTTTGTTTTTATATCCTTTGCTTCTAAGATTTGATTTCTATTTAATAATGCCATAAAAACATCACTCCTTTTATTTGCTAAAATTTGTATCGATATGTGCCTTAAAGGTTACAATACCATCTGATATTCTTTTTTTAAAAGTGTCATATCTTGTTGAAGTAATATCTAATAATCCTACCTCTTCAGATTGATATAATATTTTTCCTTCTATTTCTTTTATTACTTTTCCGTCCTTCATTATAACAATCTTATCCATATACAACACCCCCTCTAATAACGAATAAATTCGTCTGTACTAATGAAAGAAACGCTTTGTTCATGTGGATTATCAATTGCTAAAGACATTTCAACTGACTCCAGATAAGCAAATAATCTATTTGTTTTTCCAATTTCAGAATGTTTATATTCAATAAGAACAGGTTTTCCAGAAGTTAAAGCATCTGTAAAAGTAGTATCTAAGATATCCCAAGTATTTAAAGAACCAGAAGCATAACGCAAACCTGGTATTCTGCGTTTATGTGTATCCCCAAATTGAGGTACTTCATGCAAATCTGTCGCTTCTGTATAACTTGCAACATGTGCTTCTGCAACCTTAGCAAGCGGTAAATAAGTGCAATCTATTGTAATATCTCTTTCTTTTTCTGTTTCAAATTCTATAGTGCCAGTTAACCTATAAACTTTATATTTTTCTGTTGTCTCAACCCCATTGTCGTATACTATAATAGGTGTATTTAAAGCAATTACTTGTTTAAGTTCATCTGCAATCTGATAAGTTTTGTTATCAGTTGTTGTAGTTGTTAAACCTGTTGCTACTACGCCTTGTCCACTTACCTTAATAACTACATCTTTTCCTGTTAAATTCATAACCATAACCCCCTTTACAAAAAGGTTTATATTTTACCCTGCTATTCTATCTAAATAACAGGGTAAAACATAATTTTAAACAGTTCGTGCTGGAAGCACCTCTATAGGTTCTCCCGCTGCTTGAAGTGATATAGAAATAGTTTGTTTGTCTCCTGCGTCAGCGCTATACTCTACTGATTCAACGATACAGAGAAGTTGTTTTCCAGGATTGGCTGATGTATTTGGATACATGCCAATGTAGACATAATCACCAGCATGAAGTTCTTCAGTAGATTCCTTGTAATTTCCGCTTATTGACGCACTTGCATCTTTTAATCCAGGGATTCTCTTTTTATATTCTGAACCAAATTCTGTTATTTCAAGCATATCAGCCGTTTCGGTTAAACTTGCATTATCCATTCCTTCAAGTTTTGTTCCTGTTGTACCATCCATTGGTGTAGTTCCTTTTAAAAACCAAACTTCATTTTTGTTGCCTGCTAATGCTAAAGACATAATGCATACCCCCTTATAACTGAATTTATAAATAAATTAGATATTTCTTTGAACTTGTACAGCGAAATTTAAAGAATAGTGAACTCTTCCTTGATTGTCTCTTCCTAGATTAAGAATGTCGCTTGAAAGAGTAATTAAAACATAATGATTATCATTTATTATAAAATTGCTTTTACCATCTAAAATATCTTTAATTCGATAGCACCAATTGAGCGCATCTTTTCGATTTTGATGTCTAACTCTTACCTGAATCGAAGGATTTTCAATTTGTCTTTCATTCCCAAAAAAATAACTTGGACGGCTACCCCCTGAATGATAGACGGTAATACAATCGTTAACATTACTTTGTTGCGAAGCATTGTCATCAGGCATTTCATCAACGAAAACATTGTTTGTGATTACTTGTAATAGAGTGCTTATATCTTTTGCTATGTTCATTTTCAGCACCCCCTAACTTTTGTCTATCAAATCTTGCACTTTATCTCTTACATATTCAACATATTTATCAGCGTTTTCTTTTAGAGGTTGTTCAAGGAATTTTGCCTGTCCGACAGGGTGATGGGCTTCCAAGTTCTCGTGCACAAAAATTGCATATTCTTCTGTGTAACCAACAATTACGCTAGGATTATTTCCGCTTTCTGCCTCTGTGAACGCACTTGCCCTTAATGCTCCCGTATCAACAGGCGTTAAATCTTGTGCTTTTTGTTGCAAGTCATTACCACAGTCAAGGAGGGCATCTTCTACAACGCTTGAAATTTCAGAAATGCTTTTATTTAGTTTTTTTGTAAGTTCTACAAAGCCTTCTAATTTAACTCCATTCATTAGATATACACCTCCCTGAACTCAACCTCTCCGTTAAGATTTACTATTTCAGATATAGCAATAATTTTAAATTCTTTATCGTTATAAACAATGTAATCCGACAATTTCAAGTTTTCTTTTGTGTAAAGTGTTGCGCTACTTGTTACTTGTTGTCCTTCCGCATTTACAACGATTTTATGCTTGAATTGAAGCCTTCCTTTAATAGTTTTGATTTCAGTTTGGGTGTCACCATATTCGTCCTTACCTATTATTTGTTTTATTTGGATTAATTGATTAGTATATTCCGTTAGCATATCGCAACACTCCCCAATAGATATCGTCTTAAATAGGAAAGTGCCTCTGGACAGATAGTTTTCTCCGCAGGGCTTAAATTATCTACAAATGTTTCGCTTAAATCGCCAAGAGAATAAGATTTAACACCTTGTTTTTGTAGTTCTTGTCGTTTGCTTCCACCTTTCAAAACGAAAAGTGCTTGTTCACAAACTGCATACACAACTGCTTGGGGAATTCCATCAGTAAATGGTAAGGCTGAATCAACTCTTGGAAACTCTAAATTCTGATACAAATCAAGTTTTCTGCTTGAGAAATGTAATCTATCTATTTGTCTTGTAGCAGTAATAAGTGCTTTTTCTTTTACAGATGTATCAAATTTATTCCACTCTTCTGATTGAAGTGTGTTAACAAAGTAAGCATCTGCTTCTTCTACTGTTACATAACTGTTAATTAGTTTTACTAACATATAAATCGCCCCCTTTTAAATACTTGCTATATTTAATATGAAAATACTTTTTATTTTCAAGTTTTTTTCTTTAAAAAATCGTGAAAGTAAGTTTTTATAAAACAAAGTAACGCAGATTGTCCATTTAAGCAGAAAAATATCCCTTTTAAGTAAAATGTCATACAAAAATAGATACTTGTGATATATTTTTTGGTGTAAACTGTATAGAAAGGGGATTAAAATGGATAGTAAAGTAGTTGATTTATTAGCCGAGTGTGAACGCATAGCAGAAGAGAAATACGATGGATATTTCACTTTAATAAGATGTGCTGAAAATTGGAAATTTTGCTTCGGGCAACCTGATACGACTCAAATAATGGTATCTGGGGGTACGATAGAGGAAGTAATCGAAAATGCAATTAAACTTGAACTTTTAAAAATGTGTGAAGAAATAGCAAAAGAAAAGTATGACGGACATTTTACCTTAATGAAGTTTACTACAAATTGGCGTTTTTGCTTTGGACAGCCATTCAACTATGACGAAATCCAAATGATGGCTGGTGGGAAAACAATGATAGAAGCCATTCAAAGGGGAATAAAAGAAAATTGCAATTCACATTCATTTTACGAAAATATAAAAAATATAAGGGAAGACGATTAGTTGTCTTCCCCTGATTTTTTCTTTCTGGAAGTAGTTCTCTTTGTTTTCTTCTCTTCTTTTTTCTCTGCAAAATCCTTAAACCCATTTCTTTTATATATAACCTTAAAGGCTTTTTTAGTTACTGTTATTACTTTCTTACCATCGGTGATAGTTATTAATTCTGCCATTTTCATCACCCCTTGTACCCAAAACATTTAAAAATAAAGGGCTTAAATTAAGCCCCCTTATTTTAATTAATATATTTAGTTTTGCACTTCTGGTTCTAATACGGCAAATGCTTTATCTTTTATCACTAAGAAAGCGATTCTCATTGTTGCTTTAAGTGCTACCATATCTTGTTCTGCAAGAGACATTGGTTTTCCATCTGCCATTGTAACAGTATTAAGTGTCGCTTCTTTTAATACTTCATAAGTAATGTCATTTAAAATTCCATAGTACGCATAATCGAAGTTTCCTGCAATTAATTCTGCTTTTGTAGCATCCCAAGCATCATTTTGTGTGAACTGAATAGGAAGATTATACAATTCATCTACTGTTCCATCCTTAATTGAAGGAACATATAGTGGGGAACCATTATTATCTCTTAATTTTCTAAGTTGATTTTTGATACCAATTCTGGCAATAAAACCATTTGGATTGTATCCATCTTCCTCTACTAAAGCCATAACATCACTTATATCAGATGCCAAATCTTGTTCAGCAACACTACCTTTTACAAAAGCGTTTCCTGCAATTGTTTTTGCACTTGTATAAATATTGGTAGCAAATGGAGAATCTATGCCGAACAATGCGGCTTTATCAAAAGTTTTTGCAAACGCTTTTGCTATTTCACCTTTAAGTTCTGACATAACATCTACTACTGAATCGTTTAGTGCTTCCTTAGATACAGGAATTATAGTCGCAAGTTTCTTTGCAATCAATTCTACAGTAGCCCACTGTGTACCTGAAGTTTGTATTCTCTGTCCTTCTCCTACCCAGTATGCCCCAGCACCTTGCAAAAGTACAGGAAATTTCTTTGTAGGAGTTTTCATAGGTACAACTTTTGCCAAATTCATAACAGTACTTGTTTGAACAGCATCTTTTATAACCTCAGCAACTATTTCTTCTGGAATGGTTCCAGTGAGATTTTCTGAAAGAATATAATTAGTAGCCATATTGCATTACCCCCTTTAATTACTTTCTTGTTTTGATTTTTGTTATTAAATCAAAAACATTAGTAGATTTTTGTTTTTGATTATCTAAAACAGGATTAGCACCACCGTTATTGTTATTATTTTTTATAACTTCTGGAAAATCTTTTTCTAATTCCTTCAAGGCTTCTTGAAGCCCAGAAATATTCCCATCATCGTCAACTGTAACTTTTGATTTGTCTAATAGTTTATTGACAAGTTTCATATTATATTGTCCTTCATACTTTTTAAGTTCCGCTTGAAAAAGTAACTCTTTTACTTTTTCAAGTTGTTCTTGTTGTGATTTTTGTATATTTGATTGATAATTGGTTATAATTGTATCCCAGTCTTCAACCGCTTCATCTTCCTTTATTCCAAGAACAGTTTTTAATTTTTTCTCAAGATTTTTGGTTTTTACTCTGTTTTCTGCTGCTTCACTTCGAAGTGCTTTAACATAGTCCTCAGAAAAAACACGAGGTTCAGTATTGTCGTTACTTTGTTGCGAAGCATTGTTGTTACTATTAGTGTTAGTATTAGTGTTTGTGTTATTGTTTAAGTTTTGGTTATTAACATCTTGTGGTAGACTCATTCTACATCACACTCCTTATTTAAAGAGG